ACTGGGGATGTCGCCGTCGAGGGTGTACAGGCGCAGAGAGTTCTCCGCGTAATTGTACGCTTCGACAACGATGTGGCTTTCGTAGGGCTCTTCCTTGACGAAATGGATGGCGTTCCGTATCTTGGCTGCCCGGTTTTGTGCGTCCTCGAAGGTCAGGGCCGCCGTGGTTATCTTCGTCATACCCGCCACTGCGCGTTTGTGCGTCGCAGTGGGCCTCAGATTTTTCAGCTCCCGGAAGTTCTCGCCAACATGAATTGGATCCAGGGCCTCGATGAGCCTCCCCGTCATGGGGATCGCGCGTATCTTGTAGGGAATTGCTTCCGGCATAGCTTACCCTTTTATATGCGGTATTTGCTGCTTGCTCCGCATCCTTTGAGCTGCGTCGCAACTCTCATTTGTTCGATCGATGCTGTTTTCCTGGGACCGAAGACGGCGGTGAACAGCTCCAGGTGTGTCATGGCCCGTTGAAGGTCGAGGGTCTTCTTCCCGTTCTTCTTGTACGCCAGGTAACACACGTAGTCGATCAAATCGCGGTGGTACTGCTCCGGGATCTCGGGGGAAGACGACACAACCACGGTTGCCCCTGCGGCTTCGTCCTCGATCGTTTCCGAAACGGTCAGCGCGGTTTTCGCAACGGCTGTAATGGTGTAGTCGCCGTCATTACTAGCGGATCCGTTGACGTTCACTGTTCCCCCCACCTGGTAGCCGTGGGTTGTAAACGAACCGGCAGCGCGGCGGATCTGTTTGGTGGCTGCATCGAAAGAGATGTCCGTGCCGTATTCGGGCACCGCCATGGGAAAGCGCGGAAGAATGGCAACGGTGAGATAGGCTGTGTAGGCAGCGTCCGGTATGGGCCAGAAGAGCAATTCGGTGCCGATCTCGGCAATGAGGTACTCGGGCGTCTCGGTAATAGATGCTGCGGCTTGCAGAAGGGCATCCTCGCCTTCCACGTTCATAAGCTGCTTCCTGGTGACGATGGAAAGGGGGTACTCTTCATCTTTTATACGCGCCGAAAGGATCTCGATGATCTTCGGGTTCCTGGCGTACTCGGCAATGCCGGTGGCCAAGGTGACCGCACAATAGGCGTCGGCCTCCTTGCTTGGCAAGGCAGGGTTTGCCGTGCCGTATGTGTCGTCCGTATGCCGGTAGCGCAAACAAAGGGACCGGGCTGCTGCTTCCCGTTCGGCCTTGTTGAAATAGCTGGTCAGTTCCTCGATGCCCCAAAAGTGTTCGGTGGCCTCGTCTTCCAGGGCTGTCCATGCTCCGTCATAATCGACAATCAGTTCGTAAAGCGTCATTTCTTCCCCTTCTTGGCTGGTTTCTGCTTTTCTGTTTCTCGTTCTGGCTCTCTCTTTTCCAAAACATCCGGCGTTGGTCCAGTTCCTTCAACGCCGTCATCACCCGGCTGCAGTGTCGGCTCTTCCGCCCACAGCTGAGCCTGTATTTGTGCGTCCATACTATCGCCTTGCCACACCACGCGTTCACTGACATCCCCTGCCTGCATTCTTTCTTCATTCGGATCCTTTGAAGTCACTATCGGTACCGGTACGCTCTGCTCTTCCTGGCCCTTGAGTGTGGGCTGTGATTCTGATTCGAAAGGTCCGCCGACAACCTTGAAAATGGCCATATTTGTCCGCAACAGATAGGCGGCGTCGCCATATTCTACGGGTGCCGTCATTTCGTTACCTTTCTCAAAGGTATATTCTGCCGTGAGGCGGGCCATGGTCAGGTGCAGGGATGGTTTCTTTCCAATGTACTGCAGTCTCACGTATTTCATAATTTTATTTCCCCTCGACGACATTTATTTCAGGGGCTTCGAGGATCCTCCGGACGAATTCCACGTCCTCTTTCCCATACCCCCTCACAGTTTCACAGGCTTTTTTCAGCTCAGCATAGTCGGCCTCTTCGAGAAGCACGTGGCCCTCTGCCGCCATGATCCGTTGGGCCAGCGTGTTGGTCCTGAGCAGTTCAACCGCAGTTAACTTCCTGTCCGGGTTAAAAAGTACAGTCACCGCCGAATCCTTCACGCGGTACGGCATAGTCTGCCCGTTGTCCGTGGTCACTTCGTATTCCGATATGTCAAATTTCCGCATGGTGTTCTCCTTCTATAAGATTAGGAGGGGGGTCTCCCCCCCCCATTTTTATGCCAGTGTTGCAATCAGATACAGGGCGCGGTTGCCTGTCTCGTCCCAGCATCTGATCTTGACGGTGTTGCCGGTAGCCCACGTTGGTTCATCTCCTGCCGCGCCGATCATGTTGCCGGACCCCCCGGTGAACCCCGAGAAGCTCAAGGCATAGGCAGTGTCGTCAATAGCCGCGATACCGGTTGCATTTCCGCCGTTCACGAGTCTCACGCAGGCCCACTTTCCCCCGATGGTCGAGCTTGAGCCATCGGAGTATAATTCAGCCTGGAGCGCTGCCCCGGTACCTCCGAGGGACCTGTTCGGCACATGCACCGTTGCCCTCACTGCTGTCCCGAGGCCGGTGACGTTCCCGGCTGAGGATCCGAAGTTCAGAGATATATGAGCCCCGTTGACCGTGTCCACTGGGGCGTTATGGCTTACCGTTGTGAAGATTCTTGCCGCCTCTCCGCCCGCGCCTCCCGTGAGGTACAGCCGGAGGTACATGCCGCGCGATGTTCCGCTGACTGCCGCTGAGCCGAGATAGAATGAGAGAAAGTTTTTGTCTGCTACCAGGGTTGATTTGTACGATGTCGACTTGCCCGAACCGAGGATAAGCCCGTCGTGCTGGTAGAGTCCGAGAGAAATGGCGTTGAGCATGTTCTTGTCAGGATCACTGCTCCGCCAGGTTGGTCTTCCTGTTTGTAACATTTTGCCCTCCTTTAAGGGGACCGGGGCGCGGGATTGTGTCCCGTTGCCGCCCCGGTTTATACACGTTTACACCGCGTAGGTGGCAATCTCGTCTTCGATGATGTCTCCCATCTTGTAGAAGACGTTCATGAAGATGGTCTGGTTCGCCTCAAGGGTGTCACCGAGCCACTTCACGTCGATGGTGTCGTCGGCGGCATACTGATAGTTTTCAACGCACGCCATGTCGCCATCTTCGTGGTAGTCGCTTCTGATCGGGCCGCTCGACGGGTCAATCCCATCGAGAAACCTGTCAACGGTGGTTCCGTCGCCCACGTCGAAGGTCCTGCCTGCGCCGGAGTCGCCCACGAACATATGGATGTCGAGGATCTGCGCCCCCTTCGGCACCGGAACCATCTGAACGACGCTGTTCGCATCGAGGGCGGCTGCCGCCTTGTAATACCCGGTCCGGCACAAAACAACGCCGGCCCTTCTGTCGTCGGGTTTGATCCCGGCTAATACTGCACTTGACTGTACGGTTACTGCTGCCATGGTATCACCCCCTTATCCTATGCGTTCGGGTTGATGCAGTAAGTGTCCACTGCCACGACCCCGAAGTCTTTGCTGTTGTACCGGGACTTCTTCACGCCATAGATAGTACCGGCAGTTATGGCAAGGGCGTTGCCCCTGTCATCAGTCTCCTCGTTCCAGGTGTACCGTCCGGGGGCATTGTTCCCGCCCCAGGCGATGATCCCCGCCTGCGCGCCGAGCAAGAGCGCCCTGGCTGCGGGCTGTGCACCGTCAGAGCCGTAATCGGAAAAGCGGATCACGTTGCGGTGCTTGTGCATGACGATCCCGTTGTAGCTCCCTAAAGCGTTCTTGTAGATCAGGCTGTCCTTGCCGTCCGTGTTCTTGTGGATGTCGATCCAGTCGTTGGCGCTCACCGACGCCCTGAGGTCGAACGCCTGCCATACGTGCATGAGCAAGACGTACTCAAGCTCGCCGTCAACGGAGAAGGGGAGCATGACCGGGTCAACCGTTTCCACGGACGCCACGGCCTTGTCGCAGATGGTGAGGTCCATCTTGTCTCCGGAGTCGAGGTCAGCCTTGCCGGTTGCGTTCCCTCCGTAAAAGATGTGGTTTGAGTCCGGCACGGTCAGCGCATTGCTCGCCCGACCGGTGAAACCTAATGGTGCGTGCAACGACGCATCGATCCCCCGCGCGCCGGCGAGGTACATCATGATCTGCTCGTCGTAGTCCTCTGCCCACCACGTGGCAAGGGCGTCGCGGCCCTCCTTTCTCATGTTGTAGGGGACGCGCTGCTCGGACATCTGCCCCTTGGACTTGGTGCCCTTTCTCCTCTGGTCGATGTAGAGGGCATCATAGAAGAAGTTGAGGGCTTCTTCCGCGCTGGTACCCTCGATGATGTTGTCGCCTTCGGTACCATCCCCTGCCAGTTTCATTCTGAGGCCCACGGTGATCATCTCACCGGCCTTCTTGGACAATTCCTGCTGAATCTTGATCAGCGCATTCTCGTCGGTGCCCATGAATTTCCGGAAGTACTGCTTCTTCTCGGCTTCCACGGCCAGCGATGTGCTCCACCGGCGCACTGCCAATGGGTCGTTTAATGGAAAATCTGTTGCTGCCATGTTCGTTCTCCTTTTCGGGTCTTATCTGCCCCGGAGGTACCGCTCCTGCTCTTCCGGTGACATCCGCGCCATCTCCGCCTCGGTAACGAACCGGTTGGGGTCATTCGGCACGGACGAACCGCCCGGAGGGGTGCCCCCGATGTTGCGATAGCCCGTTGTTGTATTCTGTATTTTCCCCAGGAGCTCTGCTGCCCCCTGAGCCTTGAGTAAATCTTCCTTTGTCGCGTCAGGCTTCACAGCCTTGTATGCGTTGTTCAGCAGGGTGAGCATCTGCACCGCGCCCTTCCCGAGCAGGACAACGCGCCCGTCCTCCCCGACGATGCGGGTGGTGGGATCGGTCAGGACGGAGACGAACGCCTCGTCCATGCCGTTGTCAGCCGCAAACCTGGTGAGGGACTTGTTAACGTCACCATCCTCGGCGAATATCCCCGGCACCGCCTGTTCCATTTCGCTGTACCGCTGCTCGATGAGGGCCTTCGTTTGTTGTTCTATGGCTTTTTTCTGCTGCTCTTCTTTCTGATTCTGTTCCTCCTGCTTCTGAAACCGATTCAGGTTGTGAAGGTAGATCTGCGCCTCCACGAGGTCGTTCTCGGCAAGATCGCGGTACTCTTTTGCTGACAACACCTTGAAATCATGAGGCAATCCTTCCTCTTCCCTTGCCTGTCCTTCTTCTTTCTGCTGCGGCTGCTCCTCTGCCGGTTTCCCCTGGGACAGGGTCGCAACCGCTGCCTCAAGTTCCTGAATCCGCGAGGACATTGCCTGCCGTTTGCCCCGTTCCTCGTGGAGCGCGGCCAGCGGCACGTATCCCGTTGGAGGCTTCACCGCCTCTTTTGTTTCTCCTTCCCTGGGAGCATCAGTACGTTCCTCAGGGGGTGGTTCTGCGTCCTCCGTGTTCTCTGGTTGTTCCTCGTTTTCCGTCGATTCATCCGAGGTTTCCTCTGCTGGTTCCTCACCCATCAGTTCGGCGTCGGTCACGGTCTCCCCGAACAATGAGGATGTTACGGTTTCGTTCTCGGGCGCACGGTCGTTCGCTACGTCCTGAACGCTCGAATCATCACGCTGATCCGCGGCGTCGTGTGGTGTTTCCAATGCTGTGTTTGTTTCCATGTGTCACTCCTTTTTTGCCTGCTCTTTTCCGGGTTGCAGGCCCCCGAATGTATGGTGCCGGTAATGCGCTTACCGGGAAAGCGTCACAACGAAAAGCCCCCTGAAGACCGGCACGTCACGAAGGGAAGTGTTTCCCGTGCGTACCGGTTCCAGGGGGCTCATTTTAAGCGCGCTGGCTGCCCTTGATGCCGCTTCTCTTTAGCGGCGGACAATATGTGCGTTCTTGTCTTATTTCATGGTTGCGGTCTCCCTGGCTGTTTTCACCTTATTCACAACGTCCTTGACTACAGACACGATCGCCATGATCGCCCCGTGGGCCTGGATGCCGATGGAGGTGAGCAGGACGACGGCGTCGGTGGTTTCGTTCAGCGCGGTCTCATCGATGGACACGCCGAAGAATTCCCTCAGTATCTGTCCTATCAGGATGAGCACCGGCCCCACTGCCTTCCTTGACAGCAACACACCGAGGATTTTCCCGATGGAATACTCTGCGGCGATCGCGGCCCTGGCGTCTTTAAACTGCGCGTATAGTTTGAGATATTTCATCATTGCCTATTCCTCTGTCTTGAGCTTCTGGACCGCTGCCTCGATCGCTGCGTAGATCATGGAGGTCGTCACCTGGACGCCGAGGGTTATGCCCTGCCCTTTCAGGTCGGTGACGATGGCATCGAATGCCGCCTTCCTCTTGTCGTTGCCGTCAGCGTCTCCCATGGTTTGGGCCATGGTCTTCACTGCCGCTATGGCCGAGGCTGCCAATATGTTCCCCGCGCTCGACAGAAACACCCTGACGAAGGGCGCAAGAAAATCCCACATCCTGGAAAACACGAGCTTCAATCTCTCTGAAAATGTCATGGCTATTCTCCTTTGTGAAACAGTTTCTTGAAGAATTTCGCGATGGTATCGTCCCAATTCCAGCGGAAGGTCTTACCGATTTTAAGAACAAATCCACCGTTCTTGAGGTCCTCACGTTTTGCAATCTCTTCTATTACATTCACGGTGTTGCTCCCCTGTTCATCCATTGAGCACACTCCGCACCTTCTCACGGAAGATCCCACGAAATGTCGTATCTTTGTCGGCCTCTGCCAGCATCAGACGAATCCGTGTTACGGCCTGGCTGGTCTCGTACCACTCGCAGAGCGCAGCCGACGCTGCCAGCACTGACAACGCCCGCCTGGTCAGTCCCCGGAAGAATCCCACGTAGCCCGGCAGCCGGTCCGCAAGGGACAGGTAGTAGGCGATCTGGTGGAGAGCAAACCCGTTGATGTTCGGTGATTTCCTTAATAATTCCTTCGCCCTGAAGGGACCAGAATTGAATGCGAAGTCCGTCGTCTGAACATCCTGGCCGGGTGGTAATGTATCCGCTCTTACCCGGTTCCAGAATTCCTTCTTGTACACGTCGAGGACAACTTCATCCGTCACGAGGTGCACGTCGTCCACGGTCACACGTCCGTCACAATTAAGGTCAAGACCGAGATTCTTCATCAGCCCCAGGGTGAGACCCATCCTGGTAGGGCCGCCCCGGTCGTTCGGGTCGTTCACAAACTCGACGCCCTCGGCGAGCATGGTGGTTCTGAATCCGTATACAAGGTTTTCCTTCATGTGCTATCCTCCTGCACTCCGGACACAACGTATGGTGTTCGCGGTACCCGTTCCTTGTAATCTCACCCCGCTCATCATCTGTAAGATGAGCCCAGTGAGGCAGCCGGTCACCCCTGCGGTACTTCTGGACGCGCCCGCACACGGAACACATTTTGAGAACAATCCGGAATACCCCATGTCGTTATCCTTTCTGCGGGATTACCACGTTCCCGCCTCCGTTGTGCCGGTGGTAGTTGACCCTGTCCCATAGTTCCCGGTGGGCTTCTTCATTTTGCCTGCACATTTCCTTCACGTGCTCCCGCAGCTCCTTTTTCCAAGCCCGCAGCGATGTGAGCATGATGCCGAGCAACGCCACACCTGTCGCCGAAAACCCTGTCAGCAATGCCAGCCATGCGTTCTCCCCCATGGCCGCCCCTATTCGCAGGGCCTGCTGTAGTCAAGGCGGAGCCTTGCATGGTCGGTGAACTCCACTGTTTCACCGTTTGACAGCGTGACGCGCCACTTGCTTCCCACCTTTGCCACCTTGGTGGCGCAGTACTTCTCGTAGGTGACCTGGTGGCCGTCCTCTGTCTGGGTGATGGTGTCGATCCGGTCGCCCACGAGGATGAACCCGGCAAGCCCAATAAGGAACAGTGCCAGCTGCTTCATCACCTGGCCCCCTGGACGATCGCCGCAACCTCTGCTGCCTTCAACCCGGTCGGCGCCGGGAGGGGAATAGTGGTGGAAATCTCGTTCGAGGGACCCGACTCCAGCGAACCAAGGTACGCGGTCATCACAAAAAACTTTGTGTTCGGTGAGACATTGGCCAGGGTGTAAGTGGTCGCGGTCTTCGGCGTGATGGTGGCCACGCGGTTGGCCGCAACAATCTGGACCCCTGCGGTTGTCCCCATGTAGAGGTGAAACCCGTCGGCCTCCGAGGTGTAGCTGTCCCACGCGAATTTGAGATCCGCTGCGTGTGCCATCACCGCCATGAGAAGGGCGATCATGATGGCAAAGAGCGCTGCACAAAAAATCCTGTTCATCATCCTGTTTGTGTCCATAGAGGTTCTCCTTTTATATCCCCACACCCGGGGCGTTGGGGAAGATGCGGTCAAAGTTGTGCCGGTAGTGCGCTAAATCCGCCTCGTTGTTGAACCGGAACGTGTTCCACCGGAAATCCCGGCCTCGTGGAAGCTCCCGGTGGCTGCGGAAATGCCGCTCTGCCTTTGCCTCGAATACTGCTTCCTCGTGTCGTGTCATGCTGCGCCTCCTGCTGCCATTGCTTTCCGGTAGCCATTGCCTATTGCCGCTTTTTTTGCAGTTTCCGGGTTGTACCCGGTCCTCGTGGCGATCATGTCTTTCTGCATGTCATACCCGGCCCGGATTCCTCGCAAGGCTGCGTCGTCACGCTTCACCCTGTCACCTGCCCTGAGCGACTCGATCTCTGCCGCGAGCTTCTCGTTTAACAGCTGCAAGTTTTCCAATTTCAGCCGCAACGATTCCTGTTCCACCTTCGAGGCCTGCGCCTGGGCCGCTTTCTGCGCCTCCAGCTGCTGTGCAACCTGCTCCTTGATCTCTTCCGGGCTTTTGTTCTGGTCCTCTCCCTCGATTCCGAGGATGGGCCTGATACGCGCCATGAGCTGGTCCTTGTTGGGAAGGTTGGATATCTCCATGGCCGCGTTCATGAGGTACGGGATGATCTCGGGCGGTGACTTCTTCACCCACTCGATAAGCATGTTCAGATGTTGTTCTCTCACGGTGTCGGTTGCCGGAGCCTCGGAGACCACACAGTCGAACTTGCCCTGGGTAATGTTATTGCGCAGGACGATCTCGCCCATGGAACCCTGCTCGCGCTTGTTCAGAAGCACCCACTTCCTTGCACCGGTGAGCCTGTCGGTGACGCGGAGAACCTTCTCCGTCCTCCACTTGCTCTGTATCTCCGGGACGATCAGCTCGCCCAGGCGTTTCTCGCTGGTGCGCTTGTTCCCGAAAATGGGAGCGAGGATGGTGTTGCCCTGCTCAGTCTTTGCTTTAATTGCCACGCCGGAAACCTGGGTCGACTTGTACCCGAGGGAATCAGCGTTCGCCCCGGACACTTCCTGGATCTCCCGCTCCGACTGGAGCAGCAGATCGACCTGGGGGCGGTACAGTTCGGCCATTTCCTCGACCTTGACGGCGTTTATCTTGCCTTCCTTGACCACGATGAACCCGTCGAGCTTGTTGGCCTCTTCGTAGATGTCCTGGAGCTTGGTGGCGTCGTCCACCACCTTCTCCTCCACGGTCACTCGCCTGCTTTTGAGCAATGCCAGCGCCATGGATCGTCGCTTGTTGATCTCCTCGTTCTGGCCACGGAGGTTGCGCGGGACGCCGTAGGGGAAGTTGAACCGGTCGAGGTAACCGTAAAACGGTATAAAGGGATATTCGTCGTGCTTGTACGGGCTGTATCCCCAGTTGAGGACAATGCCGCCCAGGAAAGTGATGGTCTTGATCTTCGGCACCCTGGCCCTGACAACCTCGTTCGCCGCTGCCGTTATTTCCTTGAATTTGAGAAGGTCAGCCATAATGTCTTTAGTCAGCTCGATGGAGTCTCCATTCGGGAAACGCGCCCACCAGCCTTCTTCGTAAGTGGAATACCATAACTCGACCGGCCTCACGCGACGACGGCCATAGGAATTGATGGCAACCCGCTCCTTCATCTCTTCAACCAGTGATGACTCGTCGATGACGGACCCCTGGGACTGCACTCCGCCTCTCCGGGAAGAATCGTGGTACGCATCAAATGCATCCTTCAGCTCGTCCTTTTTCTCCGGAAACTGCGCAATGAGGGTGTCCAGGTCTTTCCATGGCTGGTAAAACACGTAGCGGCAGTCAGAGGGGGAAAGCCAGGGATCGCCAAACGGATCCCAACCCATGTCCTTCCAATCGCGGTACTGAACCCATACCGGTTCTTTCCGCGGATCCGGGTTGTGGCTGACCGAAAGAAACCCTGCTCCCGGGATGACGCTGTCCTTGAACGCGCGTGATATCAGCGACGGGCCGCTGTACTGCTCCATGATGTAATGAACGGCCTCGGTCATGGTGGTGCTGATCTCGGCGTCGTCCTGGGTGCGTCCCTCGATGGTGATGTCGTTCTTGTTGATCTGCTCGGAGCCAAGCAGAAGGTTGATGACGGGAAAAACCCGGTTGATGGTGAGCGGGTCGATCCCGGCGTCTTTTGCCCGCTGGAGATCAACGTCG